AACCTTCTGGAGCAATGATTGGGAAAGCAACACAATAGTCTGTATTGTTAGCATTCCATACAGACTCTTCTACCATATAAGGATTAGTTTTAGCAATCAATTGAGCAACTTCTGTCTCTTTGTTAAGTTGGATATGACGGATATAACGAGCTGAATGCTCAGCATGAATACCAGATGCAGTTTCAAGTAGTACCGAAGCATTACCAGAAGGTTTAACACATGTAGTACGAGCAGCTTGATTGATACCAATAAGAGCAGCTACTTCTTTGTTTACTTGCTTAACAATCTCAGCACCTTCTCTTTGAATATCAGCATCTAATAGCACTTCTGGGTTGTTCATCCAACCTGTTACAGATACACCAAGCAATGCTTCTCTATCAAAGATCTTCTTAGATGTTTCTGATAGGTAGTTAAACTCAGTATAACCAGCTTGTAGAGTGCCCATAATAGCGCCTGCACGACAAGCTTTATAGAATTCTTCTGGTGTCTTACATTTACCACCATTAATCTCAGTTAGGTTACATCCTTGCCATCCTGACTCACCATCAATCTGAGGATACATGCCAATCTCAACACAAGGGTTAGTTGTGAAGTCTTTATCTTCTACAAAGTAGAATCCAGGCTCACCAAACTCTTTGATTGAGCTCATAAACTTAGAGAAGTCTTCTTTAGTAATTTCATCGCGTACTATTACAGCAGAGTTGTTTGAACGACCACGTTGTGGGTTATCCATAAACCAGTTACCTGTTTTAGCTGTCATCATTTCATTATCATCATATGAGAATAAAGCGATAGTAGCAGAACGTCTAACACCACCAGCAAGTACAGCATCAGCTGCATGCATAGAGATATCATATACATCGATAGGACGTAGACGAGTTTCGCCAGCTAAGATACGAGTTTGTATTAGGTGCTCAATCTTATCGAGAGCCCTGCGGAGCGGTTCAGGTCCTGGGGCTTTGAAGCCTCCATTTATCATTGCACCTTTAGGACGGACTTGGTTAATATCGAAGTAAACTTTACGACCTTCTACTTCTGGAAACTGACCTCCACCCACAAAGTATGATGACATAAGAGCACCAAGAGCATCAGCCCAACCTTCGATTGAGTCTTCTACTACCCAACCTTTGGCTTGCTTTCTACGCTCTTGAATGTCTGGTATTTTACCAACATGATGTTTCTGTACTGAGAAACCAGCTCCAGCACCACATAGTAGAATGTATAGTAGCTCAGAGAAGTATCTTGGTCTATCAGCATATGTTGATGTACAGTTATACATTTTCATTTGATGCTTCAGCAATTGGTCACCACCGAATTGCAATGCACGTTGAGCGCCGAGAGTATACTTAAGTTTATATGCTGCTTCTGCTTCATCCATCAGTAATTGCAATTCTGGAGTCATTTTGTTTACATAGAATTCACGGTGCATTTCCATCACACGTGATACAGATTCGTCCCAAGATTCATATCGTTTCTTTTCATCGTCCCACCTACTATACCCTTCGTAGAATTTGGCTTGTGACATGACATGTCTTGTATCGACTTCGCGATTTGATTGAACGACTTTTAGCATTAATTGGACCTCTCGGGATAAAAAATTCATGCCCGTACGAACATATTTTCGAACAGGATGATAGGGATTGTTATTTTGTTAGTGTATTATATATTACTTTCGGGTCCTGTGAAACTGTTATTTCCCAGGTTTTTGAAAAAATATTTTATTTATTTTTCTTCTGGTGTAGTTTCAGGCTCAGGCTCTTCTAGTGCTTCTTCATAGTAAGCAATAATAGCCTGTTGATCCTTAACATAGCGACGTAGATCAGCTATACCGATAGCTAGATTCTCGTAACCCTTTGGTGTGATAGTAAATAGAACAACATTGCCAGTCTTAGTATCAATCTCAGCTAGCTTCTCGTCTAAGTTCTCTTCTGTAATCACAAACCAATCCACAGGAGGAAAGTCAACAGCTTTCGGTCTCTCTTGGATAGGAATATTTTGTTCTTGATATTTTGTTTCTACTACAACAGAAGGCTCAGGAGGCCTCCCCAGACACGCTGTCAGCAACATCGGGAGTGTCGCTAGGAGGAGTAGTCTCTTTTTGGATCCGTCCAATAAGTTTATTGACGGCATTGTTAACTCTGTCTTCAAGTCCTTGTGCATTTGTTAATGCCTCCATAGTCAAGTCGATCTTAGCGAATACACCTCTTAGCTTATCTAAGTGCTGTTGTGATTGCTGTAATCTTTTGGTTAAATCGTTATTTAGTTGTTCGTTCTTCTTTGCATCAGCAGTAATCTTCTCTACAGTTGCTTGGAGAGTCTCTGCTGCTGACTTTAACTTTACATTATTTTCACGTAATGTATTCATAGTCTCTTGAGACCACATATAATAACTGTAGCCAGCATAACCGACCCCACTCATCAACGTAGCAAGAAATAGAATTAAGTATAGCTTAGCCATTATTTTACTGAGTCCATATAGGTTCTAAATCGTTTCAGTAATACAGTTGTACCTTTTTTACGTCTACGATCTGTTACATTTATCTCTTTAGGTTTTTTACCCATGACTGTAGTTGCTGGATTAGGAATAGATCCTGTATTCACAGCTGCTGCATCTTCGTTTGTTTTACCTTTACGCATATTAATCTGCCAATGTGCTAATTGTTTCTTACGTTTACTTGCTGTAGATGAAGAACGAATCTTCTTAAGAGCTGATATAGATGACTTCTTTGGAATGCCATGTCTAACACTATCACCTTTATCTTGAGGATTCTTTCCGTCTTTAAAGTTTTCCTTCATATTAAAAGCTCCTCTACAGTAACATAAACCTTTTGATTAGTATTTCTGTGTGTCATTTCATATACATCAATACCAAATATATTACCAACTGGATAGCATTCTTCGTTTGCTATAACCGTATCTTTTCTTCTAACCATCTCATCCATAGAGACGTTTAATAATTTGTCTGCAGATACTTTATATTGACCTGGAGACATTCTACCATCTTCTAGTACAAACCATTTAGAGCTCTCTGTTAGTAAATCTAGGTGATCTACTCCTACCTCTTGGAGAGCCTCTTGTATCTTCTTCTCTGATATAGAGAAATGCTCTTTTATCATATACAATGCACTAGCATATGAACCTAGCTTACCACCAGGGATTAACTTCTTTATATTATAAACCAACCTATTGAAAGGAGTATACGCACTTTTATCTTCTGATGACTCAGGCTTTCTTAGCTTCTTACCTTTTTCATCGATGATGCCTAGTTTAAATGCTTCAGTGTCTTTAAAACTTGTTGTTAACAATTTTAAGAACCTAAAGGTATATACTAGATCACCAGCACGTTTTAAAATACCCATTAAATTTTCCTTAGTGCATCTACTACTGTTTGATTCATTTCAATGTCTTTATGACTAGGAACTGCATTAAGAAACACAAGGAACGGATTAATTAGTTCCCAATGTTTCTCATGTAGTTTCAGCTCTAAGATATTTAAACCTGCTTCCATACCAAAAACGTTAAACATAATCACTAGATGATTTAATATTAAGCGTTCAGATAATTTACCAGTCTCAATATAACGATTAAATAATCTCTTTATATACTTAAACCTTTTTAGCTCTTCCGTAAACTCCTCAGCATCAATATACTTTGGATTATAGTAATGCTTAGCAGCGTAGAGATGAAGGTTCTCTTCAGTCAGTTTAATCATAGCAACTCCAATAGGCCTTTGTACCTATTTAGACGTCTAATATATCTTTCATTTGATCAACTAGAACTTTTTTAGAAGCGCGTCTATCTAATTCAACACCATGTTCTCTGCCAAGAGCTTCAAGCTCTCTCTTAGACATTGCGTCTAAGTCAGATGGTGCTTCCTCAGGTACAGCAACTACCTCTGGTTCAGCTTTAGTTGTTACTCCGTAAAACTCATCAATCTGTTCTTGTGTGAACGATTTGTTTAGTAAAATTTCAGATGTTGCCCAGTGTTTCCATCCACGAGTAGTTGGAACAGCTCTTGAGCACCATGAGGGAGGTTTAATAGCCATATTTTATCCTTTACTTAGTTATTAATCTACGCTTTATCACCGGCTTTTTGACCCATGGACTTGGCATTAGTTTCATTGTGATAATCAGCGATTGCTTTATGATGTGGACCGACTTCTTTATGACCCATAGCTTTTGCTACTTTCTGAGCTGAAGTGCTATGACCAAACTTAACTTGAACAGCCTTGAACTCCTTTGTCTTTTTGTCAACATGACCGTAAGCACTAGCACCACTCTCGTCATCTGGATGCATTAAGTCATGAGCACCATGTCCTAAACTTCCACTTCCACCCAATTCATCTGCTGAACGACCGATCTGATTTCTATTAACTTTAAGACTAGATGTTTTCTCAAAGATAAGAGGTGACGTTGATGTATCATATACTGCATCAAATGCTTCTTTCATTTTAGTAGCAGAAGGTATAATTGCTTTATCACCTTTCATATTATCATTACGTCTTGGCTTACGACCAGGTCCAGCACGTCCAGCTTTAGCTGCATCTACGTGACCTTTTTCTTCTGTGTCGTCCATCTTAGCGCCAGCTTCCATATCAGCTTTTGCTTTCTTAGCCATAGGAGACAAACCATCTTCTTTATCTTGAGCTGGTGCAGCTTTCTTGTAATGAGCAGCACGGTTTTCTAAGATACGAGCATACACTGAAGGCAATGTTGATTCTGCCACCTCTGCATCTGCATTAGCAGTTGATGCACCTTTATCTTTTTTCTTTTTAGGATTCATTTCTACTTCGTCTCCATCTTTAACGTTCTTAGAGATAGCTTTACGACGCTTGTGAAGATACTTATCTGATGCATCTGTATCGCCATCGTTATCAATATCTGTATCATCTCTATCTTTATGCTTACCTTTAAGCGCTTTATGGTTTACTGGGTCCATA